ATTCTTTATCCAGAGGGTGCAACTTCTGGAGATAGAACTTATACTGGTTCAGGAATTATAACTGGTATGAGTACAGCTAATGCAATGGATGGTATGGTTACTAGAGCAGTTACGTTTCAAGGTAATGGAACATTAACAGTAAGTACAGTATAACCCTAATTTATGGCTGAAAAAGTCATCGACAGAGTTAAATCACATTTCGAAACTCTACAAACAATTACTATTGAAGTTGAAGAGTGGAAAGATGCTAATGGCAATCCATCTGTTTTTTATTCAGAACCCTTAACTCTTGAAGAAAAAAATAAGATTTTTCAAAAGTCCAATAACTTCCAAGACTTAACTGTCTTGGTAGATTTATTGATTATGAAACTTCAAGTTAAGAACGACAAAGGCGAATTAGAAAAAGCTTTCCAGCCAGAAGATAAATTCTCTTTAAGAAAGAAAGCAGATTCAAATGTTATTGCAACAGTAGCCAATCGAATCCTTGCCGACACTCAATACGAGGTAGCCGAAAAAAAATAGTTGGCGACCCCTCAACAAGGTCGCTTCTCATCATAGCTGACCGACTTAAAATTACAATCCAACAAGCTTTAGAAATGCCTGTAAGCCATTATAATTTATGGTTAGCTTACTTGAAAAAAGAAGAAGATGAGTATAAAAGTCAAGAGAGAATGTCTAAACACAAAAGGTAATAAATGGCACAGAAATTAAAAATAGATATAGTAGCAAAAGATAGGTCGAAACAAGCCCTACAAGGTTTGCAAGGAAGTCTAGGAAGATTAAAAGCTTCTGTTTTTAATTTAAGAAATGCCTTTATAGGTTTAGGTGCTGGTCTTGTTATTAGAAATATCATCAATACAGGAAAGCAAATTGAAAACCTACAAGTTCAATTAAAATTCTTATTTGGTTCAGCACAAGAGGGTGCAAAAGCTTTCGATGAAATGGCGAAGTTTGCCTCTAAAGTTCCTTTCTCACTAGAAGAAATACAACGAGGTTCAGGAGTTCTTGCAGTCGTTAGTGAAGATGCAAAAGAACTGGCACACCTAATGAAGATAACTGGTAATGTTGCGGCTGTAACAGGACTAGATTTCAAAACAACAGCCGAACAAATCCAAAGATCATTGTCAGCCGGTATATCTGCCGCTGATCTATTTAGAGATAAAGGTGTTAAAGAAATGCTAGGTTTCAAAGCTGGTGCAACAGCATCAATCGAAGAAACAATGGCGGCATTTGATAGAGTCTTTGGTGCTGGTGGTAAATTCGATGGTGCTACTGATGAACTAGCCAAAACATTTAGTGGAACTCTCTCAATGATAGGCGATAAAGTTTTTAACTTTAAAAGGTCATTATTAGATGCTGGTTTCTTTTCTGAATTAAAAAGGCAACTTGGCGATCTTAATACATTTTTTGAAATAAATGCAAAAGAAATAGAAAAGATAGCAATACAAATAGGAACAAATTTAGCTAGTGCAACCATTAAAGCCGCTAAAGCAATAAAAATTCTCTCGCAAAACTTTAGGGAATTAATAGATGTTTTAGGAATTTTACTTGTTGCTTTCGGTGGTACTATCAAAATAATAATTGGTACTGCTTTAATTTTAAATAATCTTAATAAAAGAATTAGAGATTTATTAGGCACAGCTAAAGAAGTAGTTAATCCTTTTGAAGAAACTCGTCAAATTGTAGAAGAGATTGCTGAATCACAAAACAAAATAACAAAAGAAGTTGAAAAACAAATAGAACCAGTCAAAAACCTTAAAGAACAATTTGATGAATTAAATAAAGGTGCTATTGCTAAAATAGAAGAACAATTTAAGAATATAAACACTATTGTTGCAACAGGTATTAGTAGCGGTATCACAAAAATGTCAGATGGAATAGCAAGGTCTATCATACTTGGAGAAAAACTATCAGATACATTTAGAAAAATGGCTGGAGAATTATTAGTTAAAATTTTAAGCACTACAATAGAAGTTATTGCAAGAAAAGGTGTTGAACTTGCTATTGAAAAATTAATTACAAACGAAAAAAGAAAACAATTAGCTTATTCTGGTGTTTCAAATTTAATGGGATTAGGTTCTTTAGGAGGTTTCTTTCGTAAGCAACACGGAGGTGCAGTATCAAAAGGCACACCAACTATTGTAGGAGAACGTGGGCCAGAAATGTTTATTCCAAACTCATCAGGTCAAATAACTCAAAATGCTAGAGGAACTGGTGGAGGTAGTGTTAATGTTAATTTCACTATTAACACAATAGACTCCAGAGGTTTTGATGAAGCTTTAGTAGCCAATAGAGGAACAATAGCTTCTATTATTAATAATGCTATGAATGAAAAAGGATCAAGAGGTATCGTATAATGAGTGGTGCTTTTCCAATATCAACTTCTAAATTTTCAACAATGGGTATTCAATCTATCCAACCCACACTTATTTCTAAATCTATAAGTGGAAAAAAATTATCAAGAACTATTGATTCTCAACGATGGGCATTTACCATTTCTATTATTACATCAACTAGAGCAACTGCGTATGGAGAGTTAATGGCTTTTATCGTTAAGCAAAGAAGTGGAAAAGAAAACTTTACGATTATCCCTCCAGAATTAGAAGATGCTAGAGGAAGTGAAACAGGATCAGTTGTTATTAATGGAGTTCACGCAGTTGGAGATACAACGATTGCGATGGATGCTTTTGCTGGAGATGGTGCTGGAAGATTTAAAATGGGAGATTTTTTAAAGTTTGCACATGATAAAATTTATATGGTAGTTGCAGATGTTACCAGTTCAAGTAATGCCGCAACAGTTACGATTGAACCGCCTCTCACAACCGCTTTAGCTGACGATAGTGCAGTTACTTATGACAATGTTCCTTTTACAGTCCATTTAACAAATGATATGCAAGAATTTGGAGTGGTTGGTGCTGATAAAGATGGAAACAATTTATACAAATTTGAATTTGATGTTGAAGAAACTTTATAATTTTATATCGAAAGGAGGTTATATGCCAAAAAAGAAAAAGAAAAAAGGCAAGAAGAAGAAAAAAGGTAATAAGAAAAAGAAAAAATAGATATTAGATGACGCAATATCTTGTGAAGTATTGGATCAATGTTGATATGTTGGCTGAAGAAGTGGTAGATAGCGAACACATTAACCTTGATACAAATGATTTAGGAAAATATAAAGAACCGAGTAAAAATGCTAAATATAATTTAATAGATACGATAAAGGTAAAACGAACAAGTTACGAACAATATGACAAGAAGCTTAACATCAGGAGTAAAGACACATCTAGCAACAAATGAAATTAAACCTGTTCATTTGATAACGATTGGTTTTGGCACACCAATAAATATTACCGATTGCGTACACGATCTCACTTCAAGTGTTTCAGGTTCTAGTGTTACTTATACATCAAATAGTTTTTTAGTTAATATACCATCCTATTCAGAAGAAACTGATATTAATAAATCCAGTTTAACCATCGCATTATCCGGTGCAGATCAAAGTTATATTTCAATAGCACTAGCAGAAAATATTGTGAATGATGCAGTTACAATTTATAGAGCATTTTTAGATGCTAACAATGCCATTATTGCTGATCCTTTTTTATTATATAAAGGAACAATCGAAACGTACTCTATTCAAGAAACAAATACTGAATCTGTATTAAGTTTAAACGTAGTTTCTCATTGGGCAGATTTTGAAAAGAGATCAGGAAGAAAAACTAATAGTACATCTCAACAAAGATTTTTTAGTGGAGATTTAGGTATGGAATTTTCAAGTGAAACTGTTTTAGATATTAGGTGGGGTAGAGCATAATGGGATTTTTTTCATCAGTTACTAAAATATTTAAGGTTTCAAAAATTTTAAAACTATTCAAGTTAAAATTACCTTTTAACCCTTGGGTTGCCCTAGCTGTCTTTGCGATTGGTTGGTTATACTTCTCAACAAGAAAACCTGAAAGCCCTGACTTCGGAGATAGCGATTTTAATAATTTTGAAAAAGGAATTTTACTCAATCATCAATCCAACGATATGTCTATTCCGGTTGTTTATGGAATTAGAAAAATTGGTGGGGTTAGATGCTTTGTAGAAACCAGCGGAACAGATAATGAATTTTTATATATAGGTTTAGCATTATGCGAGGGAGAAATTGAAAGTGTAGATAAAATTTATGTTGATGATAAAGAAGTTACTTGGTCAGGTGCATTGGCAGATGATACCTTACGAACAGTAGATTCAAGCGATGGAAATTTTTATAAAGATAGTGCTAGTTTAATTAGTGTTAAATGCCATTATGGAACAGATGCACAAGCACAATGCGATTTATTAGGAACATTATCCTCTTGGACTTCGAACCATCGCTTAAGGGGGATCGCTTTTATATCTTTAAAAATGAAATGGAATCAAGATGCTTTTTCTAGCTTACCAACCATTACCGCATTAATAAAAGGAAAAAAAGTAGTAGCTTATAATTCAAGTTCAGTAGCACAAACAGCCGCACATTCAGATAATCCGGCTTGGTGCTTATTAGATTATTTAACAAACGAAAGATACGGAAAAGGTTTAGCAATAGGCAATATTGATATACCAAGCTTTTATACTGCGTCAGGAATTTGTGATACGGATGTAACTGCTTATGGTTCAACAACAATAGATGTTATGGATTGTAATGCTGTGATAGATACCTCACGAAAAGTCCTAGATAATGTTCGAGAATTAACAAAAGGTGCAAGATCATTTTTACCTTTTTCAGCCGGTAAATATAAAATGATTGTTGAAACAACAGGATCGGCTTCAATCACTTTAACCGAAGATGATATTATTGGTGGATATAGTTTAGCAAGTGAAAGTAAATCAAATAAATTTAATAGAGTAATCGTTTCTTATGTTAATCCTGATCGTAATTACCAAGTGGATGAAGTCCAATGGCCAGAGATAGATGATAGTGCTTATACGTCAGCCGACCAACACGCAACAATGAAAACTGCTGATGGTGGGTTTTTATTAGAGGGAAGATTTGATTTTACAACAATTACAAATACCTACCAAGCTTTAGAATTAGCAGAAGTAATATGTAGAAGATCAAGAGATTCAAAAGGATTACAATTAACAGTAGGTTTTGATGCTTATGATTTAGTTATTGGAGATATAGTTAATATTACTTTATCATCTTTGGGATATAGTTCTAAAGCACATAGAGTTATAGGAATTACTTTTAATGAAGATTTTACTATTGATTTAAATTTAGTTATTCATCAAGATGCACACTATACTTG